GTTTATTTACCTGATTTTATACGTATTTCTTTCTCTGTAGTTATTTCAATTTCACCTTTAACATCGATGGTTAATTTGTGATTTTTTGCGTCGTACCGTATCAATGTACCGTCTGAAAAAAGAACACCATCGCAATCATCTGATTCCAAAAATTCATCAGGTACTGTATCAGCTTCTGAATAAATAGATCCAAGCACTACCCCTTCTTGTGCTCCATTAGCAAAAAATGCACAAATAACTTGTTCATTTGGTTCTGGCATCCAGTAATATTTCGTGTTTTGTGTGTTTTTTTGCATCACTGGCAAATCGAATGACACTTTTTCATCCAAATCAGGAAAATAAACTTGTGCTGTACAATTTTCTCGATTTATGGAGGAAACAAGACCCTTTCGAATAGCTTCAAATGGTGTATTCTCCATTCCGCCCTTACTCAATAACCAAGCACCTCCCTAAGTGTTATATCTGTCTTATAGCCTCCAGTCACTTTATGGCTAGACGATTCAATAAAATATTTTCCATCAAAAGCTCCGAAATTTTTAATAACAACTGTTACACCTTGAACTAACTTTTCATGGCCCATTAATGTGATTTTCCCACTCTTTGAACCTTTGTTTTTATTACGTGCCTCTTTTTGAGCCCATCTTTTTGCCTCATCCAAATTTTTTGCACGTTTATTTATTTTTAAAGTTGGACCTTCTTTCACACCTGGTACATTGTAAACATATTTAATATTCTTTTTCGTCTTACTGTCTAGGTATGATAGTTCAACTTTTGCGTATTGTTCCTCTGCTGCTGATTCTTTGAAGTCATAACTTACTACATCATCCTCACCGCGAGTTATAGTTCGCACTGTACCTTTTTGTTCATACTTTAACTCGTCATAGACAATAAGTTGCTCTTTCGTTACTTTTGTAGCTAACCCCTCTCGTTTAGCTAAAGACTTTGCAAATGCAAGTGGCGTTTTCTTATCTTGTTCCACGCGATCATACAAAAATGTGGGCGCATCATACACTAATTTCAAACCTGCTTCTTTTGCAACTTCAGTTAAAATGCCTTGCAATGTTGCATTCGTCCAAGCTTTAGTTTTCTTTGTATCTTTGCCACCTTTTGTGAATGGTACAGACAAGGCTTTAATTGATACTGTATCTGGCGGTCCTTTAAAACTCACATCATCTACAAAAAACGTCCCACAATTTAACTTGGCTGTTGAGCCTTCTTTATACCAATTACGCAATTCAATTGAGGCACTAATTTTATCGCCTTTTTTCGGCAACCATGGTCCTTGCCATTTGCGATTACGATCTTCCAAATCAATTTGAATATCATCGCTTTCACCCTCATTGTCATTGAATGTGAAGGACTTTAAATATGGTGCTATATCTTGTGTAATATTTACGCCCATGTACGAAATATTAGCAATGGCACGTCTTGTATTTGTCATTAAAAATCACCTCATCCAAGGTGGTAAATCATCTACACTTTGTTTTTCTTCTAAATTAAAAGCAGGCATGTTTAGTACAATGCCTGCTGAAAAAACTACTGTGTTCATGTGTGAAGGATTCGCATATATGACTTTATCTAATAACATCTCACCATTTTCACCGTAATGTTTGAAACAAATCCCATCCCATTCATCACCTGAAATAGTTGTGTATGTGTTAGTCACCGAACGATTTCCTCCTTTCGTTTCTTGCAATCTCATCCAACCGCGATTCTAAGTCGTCTTTGTCCGTATCAGCATGTTGTTTCACCTGGTCTAAATCCTCAGGTCTTTGTACGCTGTATTGCGGTGAATAGTGTAAGACAATTCCACCACCATTATTGTTGTTAGCTACCTGTTTTGGATCAATAATCGATGCATCGGGTGCCGTCTGTTTTTGTAAATCTGCAAGCATTCCGTCATTGTTCAACATACCAAGGGCTTGGCCAGTTTGTAGCCATAAGTCTTTACTACGTTGGCTGTTGTTCCATGGGATAACAGACTCTGTATCTCCACCCTCACCAATCCAAGCCAATGTAGGGTTTCCTACAACCCCACCTTCAGCGAACCCAGGCAACTTTCCTAGAAGCTTACTAGCAGCCCCTTTTATCGGTTCGGGTACTAAGTTCCCTATAGCACCTAAAACAGCCCCACCCATAGATTTAATGCCATTGATCAGCCCGTTGATAATTGCTATACCAACGTCATAAAGATTAATACCTTGGAAGAATGAAATTATATTATTCATGATTGTTGAAGCTGTTTCTTTTATAATTTCCCAGGCTCCAGACCAATTCCCTTGTAAAAGAGCCATTCCAGCTTGCAATATACCTGATATTAATTCAATTCCAATCTGGATAATTGACTGGACATATGGAAAGACAAATTGTACGATTTGTAAAAAACTGGATACAGCAGGAACTACAAAATTTGTGAAAATCATTGCGATTCCTTGTATCAGCATAGCTATTACTGGAACTGCTGTTTGAATTACAGAAACAATAATTGGAAATACAGATTGAATAATGGTTGATAATACGGGAATCGCTGCAGTTGCGATTGACATTATGGCTCCACCTAAAGATGAAAAAGCCACCATAATCACTGGAAGATAACTCATGACAGTTGAACCTATTGCAGACACGCCATTTACGAACGTCTCTTTTAACAGGGCTAGCAACGGCGACACAGCGTTTCTAAATGTTTCTGACTTCTGATAAGCAAAATATAATCCAGCGCCTAATGCGGCTAGTCCTGCAACGATAAGCATAACTGGATTGGCTAGCATAGCTGCATTAAACGCACGCATTCCACTGGATACAGCTGCCAACATCCCTTTAAACCCACCACCAGCAACAGTTGAAGCTAACATTGCTGCACGATAAGCAGTCATTAACGTTGTACTAGCCGTTTGAACGATGTTGTATATCTTTTGATAGGCGACAACAGCAGATAAACCAGCTTTATAAGCAGCAAATGCACCAACTATCCCTAATACAATTGGGCCAATAACAGCAAGTGCAGCTTTTAACCTGGTAATCGCTGTAGGTAACCGGTCTTTTAAATATTGAGCAAACGTATTAAGGTATGGTAGTACAGCGTCCCCTAATGGATATACCAAGTCCATAAATAAAATGCGCCCAATCCCTTGAATGGCCGCATTAAAAGAACTAAACTGTATTTGGTTTACTGTTTCCATAGCTCCTTCAAAGCCCTCCATGGCTTCAGTAGATCCTAACATTGCATACATCGCTGTACTTTCTAAATCTTCCCATTTTGTTCCGAAAAGCGAAACGGCTAATTGGTTAGCTGTAACCTGGTCATCCATGCCTTGAAGCTCTTTTGTCACGGCACTTGCAACCTCTGCTACAGATACCTCCCCACGGTTAAAACTTTCCCACAAATCAAATGTTGATTTACTCATGGCAGAAAAGGTTTCGTCTGTTGACTTTGAACCATCTTTTACACGAATTTGAAATTCTTTCATAACATCATTAACGTAATCTAGGTTATAAACACCAGCTTTTGCGCCTCGTTCCATAATACCGAAATATTCATCAGCACTATAACCCATTTCTCCAAACAACGGTGCATATTCGGCCACATTATCTAACATTTCATCCGAAAAATTAAGCCCTCTTTGAGCACCCGCAGCAAAGAGGTCCATTGCGGTTGCTGAGTTAACCCCAAAGCTACTCATCATATTGTTAGCAGCCCTGGTTACTTCGTTTATATCCTCGTCAAAAGTTTTGGCAAATGATAGAGCCTCACCAGTGAATTGCTCTAAATCGGCATCGTTCAGTTCATGCATATTTTGTTTTACAACTGCTAATGCCTCTGTAACATCACTAAAGGAATCCCCATAATTATTGCGAAATAAATTCTCTGCAGTTCCCTTTAATTCTTCAAAGTCTCCACCAATTAAGCCAGTTCGAGCTGATAAGGTAGCAAGTTCCTGGCTCATATCAGCAACTTGTGAAACCGCATTACCTAAAGCAGCCGCACCCCCAAGAGCAGCTGCGGCACCACCTAACATTTTCATCATGCCATTAGCATTTTTGAATGTGCTTGAAAAGTTACTCGTTAGTTCAGCTCCAAGCCTAAATGCAATATCAAACACTCTACCTGACACTAACTTTCACCTCAC